GTTCGCACGGAACACGGGTTATCGCTCGAAGGGTCCCACGTTCGAGGAGCAAGCGCGGGCCCTCCAGCCTGTCCTAAAGCGCCAGTCCTCCGCCGGGATTCACGCCGACCTCCAGCGTCGCCTTACCGCCCTGGCGAAAGGAGGCAGACGTTCGCGCCGCCGTCGCAGGAAGCCAGCGCGTAGGAGACGTTCCCGGCGGCGACGTTCCCACAGGAGACGTTCCCGGCGGCGACGTTCCCGCAGGCGAAGGCGACGCTAAAGCAAAGTATTTAGGGGCTTAAATACTTTGTAGCTAGTAGTACAAATGTCAGCTACCGAACCCGAGAAGCCCGAATCGCATGTTCAGAAGCAAGCGCATAACCTCGTCCAAGTTCCAATCGACAGCCAGAATGCTGCGTTCAATGTGCTCGTAGGTTTCGTCGGCGTTGCGCAAAGGCGCGGGACCTTCGCGATCGACGAGTCGGCGAAGATATACGAGTGCCTCAAGATGTTCCAAGGCGGCAAGCCACCTGACGACTCTCATTAGTAGTCTCCCCACAGGAAAAGATACAGTTCCAGACGGTTCGCATTTGGGACCCACATGCGGTGAACGTGCCAGGATATTACGCTGCAGCCGCTAGCCGTGGCCACCCATTCCGTCTCAGGGAGTAGCTGCCTGAGCAATGTTTGGCTACATGACACCTCACCGTCCAGGCGCCATCCCGCGGGAGGTCTTCTTCTGAGGCGGCAGGCGGGGGCGAGGGGCAGCGATACCTCCCTCCGCACACTGAACGAGGGGCGGCCGACCATGCGGAGGAGCCCGTCTACCTCGATATATTTAGTCTTGGTGACCTCCAACTGGTATTTGGCTTGGAGGGGCTTGAGAAAAAAGGAACGCTTTAGGTCGAAGATATCCTGGGCATAAGTGCCATTCAGATATAGGCACCGCGGCCCGACGAAGGCCCAAAGGATCTCCATAGCCGTGAAGGGGAGACACCTCCAACTCATCTGTTATATCCGCAGAATTAATCTGCGGGTATAATAATGCGTACATGCGAGATATCCGTCTACCTGGCATACGCCATGGCTGTCTACTGCCTCGGTTCCGCCTACTATCTTCTTGTCACACGCTCCTTGGGAACGCCGTTCCGTGACTCTCTCACATCCGAGCAGCTAAGGATCAAAGCCAAGGCCGTCGCCGAACGAAAGGGGATTTTCATGCAGGGCGTGGCAGTTGCCACCCTGGGGATGGTAGCGTTACGTCCGTTCAGCACATGTGGCGCTGCGAGGTCATGGTTCTAAGGCCGGCTCCGCGCCGGGGACACGCTCCATTTCTCTCCAAAGAGTCGACTGAACGCGCTTGAGGCGGACAATCTTCTGGATCTCCGAGACCTCTATCCTGAGTGATCTCGTGTTTGCCTTGATAATGAAACGCCGAAAGACCTTCAACATCAAACGTCCGACTGTGTTGTTGATGACTTGAAATATCTTTATAATACCGCCGGTTATCCCCAGAATCTCCGTGTAGCTCGGCATATCCTTTGTCTTGTAAAGCCAGTAGTCGGAGAGAGCACCAACGAGGACGGTATTTGTTGCAATTAGCACCCATATCAGGATCGTCTGGAACTTGGACTTAACTTTCTCATCTACGTCGTGCGTCGGAAGCCTGCTTGTATCCACGAAGAGGTCCTCGTAATACAACGGACGCGTAGCTGCCCCGTAGACGATGAAGGGGAAATTCCAGAATACGACGAAAGACGAGCACGAAACAACTAGCGGGAGATAGACGAAGTCCTGGAATTCTTCATATGCAGTCAACCCCAGGATAGCAACAACCGGGAGGAAGAAGCGCTTCCTTGGTGTCCCCCTCAGGCAGTCACGCGAGGGACACCATTTCACCACGTTTACCATAATACTATAGCAAACGTGGCTAGTTCTATATCTTGCTCTATAAGGCTCATCTATGGCGGTAATATACGAGTATTTGGTAGCCGCGCTGGAAACTGAAACGCATTGCGCGCCCGGAGACGAACTCCCACGTCTTTGGGGCGTTGAGCATGCCTGGCCACGGGAAGGGAGTAAGCCGCGAGAAGCTCATCCCGTCGAAGGCATAAGGCTTGCCAGCGCAGGTGAGGTAGGCGGTGAAATGCTGTTTTCGGTTGTCTCGTAGGACGACACTGTCGAGCTTGTACTCTCTGCGGCTGCTTCCTTTTCCGATGTGGAAGCTTCTTGGTTTATGGATCTTGTTTGCCTTTCTCTCCGTAAGCTCGAGGAAAAGGATGTCGGCGGCGTCCCGACCATGCTCTTTGCCCCTTATGTTGCCCACGGTAGCATCTAGGTAGGAGCGCCATACGAGGGGCCTGCTGCCAGTCAGATACCCCGCGATGGTCTCGTAGTAGTCCAAGGGGTTCCAGGCGGTTCGTGTCTTCGGCACGCCCAGGCGGTTCCCCTCGCCGCCCTGCAGGGCATGGTATATACTCCTTATGATTGCGTTTGTGTCCATGACCTCGGCCAACCGCGTCGAATCGTCTTTTCCCCGCAGAGAGGCTTCCACGTATTTGTTCAATAAGAAGAATGGCTTGCGCAACTTGGGCCCGACCTCGTTTCCTCCGGGCAGAACGCCAGTAATCATGGCTTCACGCATATACCGGAAGAATTTGCGACCCTTGTCGCTAACGAAAAACACCATGAAGAAGGCGTTGAACCAGCAGTTCGCCAAGTACTGTTTGGGCGCGATTATGCGCTTGCAGCGCGGAGGCTTCTTGGCGCGCAGATTGTTCAGCATTGCCCGCTGGGCGGCCCTGGTGTTCCAGCCGACGCACCTGCGCTTCCCGCGGGTGAGGATGGAGACGTCGAACTGGTTGCGGCAACGCAGAACGTCGGGGTCCGGAGGGATGCTTCGTTGGCTCCTAAGGATACGGTTCACCTGAGGGCTAAACGAGTGAAGAGCCGAGTAGATGCGGGCGGCGCGCGGCGTGTGGTCCTTTACCCGTATATGACGCGCATTCTTTCGTGCAAGCTTCTTGATGCGCCGAAGCGTCTTATTTTTGGGCTTGGCGCGACGCCGTTTTCTTCTTGTGCGGCCGTCAGTTCGCCCCATTAGATTATCTTGTACTTACCCGGGAGAATTTAATATTTGCAATTTGTATATGGATGAGACCGTAACCAGAGTTCCCACGGTGTCGGCGCGATCTGCGCCTAGTATACGTAGCGCCCCGAGCGCGCCCTCGGCCAGCGGCGGCGTGCCCTGGGACTGGGAGACTGTCCTCAAGGTGTTCCTGATTCTTGTGGTCCTGACCCTTCTAGGCCTCAACGTATTTACCTATTTAGCAAAAGGCACGGACTACTTCAGCCAGCTCCTGGGGACCGTCACCAGCATACTTCCTGAAGGTATACGCGACACCGTAGCGCTCAGCGAGAAAGGTACAGAACTTGGCCTTGAGGTTGCGGGCGGAACAGTCCAAGATGTAGGGGACATCCTCGGCCGCGAACTTGACCTGCCGCGGGACAGGCTATGGAAGGGGAGAGAGGACGGTCTCCAGCGCGCAGTGAATGAGAGAAAGATTGCCCCTGTGAACAAGTACCCCGAGTACGAGCCTGATACGACAGAAAGCAGGGTGCAGAACCGTCCCAAGGAAGGATGGTGTTATATTGGTACAGACCGCGGTTTTAGATCCTGCATATCTGTGAAGGACAGTGACAAGTGCATGTCGGGCAAGATCTTCCCGTCGAAGCGTATCTGCATCAGTCCTTCTCTGAGACCATAATTGTATTTGTTCATTTATTTGATTTAAATGAACAACGTTGAAAGTTTTAGCCGGTAGGGCCCACGCCGCCTGCCGGGTAAGAGTCCGGTGCCACAACTGCCGCGTCGGTGGGCCACCGCGGGGAGCCCGTGGCCGGAGCCTCATTCTTCTGGAAGTACCACTGCAAGGCGAAGTATGGCGGGAATGGCTTGGCCTTGCCGGCACCCGGGCGCGTAAGGCACGGCCCTGCGCGGACGATCTCCATGATCTCCAACCCGCTGAGAGCATAATCGTGATACCAAAGGTCTGCAAGGGCACCCGAGTAGCCGCCGTTCATGTTGACGAACACGTCCCCATAGTTCTGCTTCGGCACATCCTTGAAGACATGGCGCACCGCGATCCGACCGTTGATGTATACGTCGAGAATATTACCCTTGAGCCTGATGGCGACATTAACCCACTTGTGCAGCGGAATGTCGTTTACCGTAAACTCTTCCAGTATGTTTGTGAAGGTGTTCATGACAACGATAAGCGCATTCCGCGTCGGGTGGATATAGAGTCCGGGGGCGTTGTTCGGGTAGGCGGTCTTCTCGGCGTTGAACTTCGATGACCCCTTGTGGAAGATATGCTTTCGCTGCCCCCACTTGTAATGAAGGTCGTCAATCATCAACCACACAGACCAGGTGAATTCAATACCTTGACGCTCATTCTTAGACCGGAGGACCGGGATCGCGTGTCGGAGGCCAGGATCCTGTGGGATTATCTTGAGCTTCTTGGCATCCTTAAGACATGTGATCAGCTTAGGGCTTTTCGTGGGCGACATCATCCAGGTTATGGCGGCCGCCCCTAAACGAAGAAGGTAGGTGTATACGATAACGACAAGCACCAAGAACACAAACTTGGCCACTAAAGAGTTGGAGGAAAGGAAAGCCTTTGACGTGCGGTATCCGCTTCCCAGCCCCGTCTCGAAACCGCTAAATGTGCGCCCGAATTGAGATTTCAAGCCTGCGAAAAATCCTTGGTTACTCATACCTATATATTATAAGGAAGATTTTAGATTTCAAAGCTGTTAATTGTGCGGTTGTCCTTCAGGAATGAGATCTTGATCCGGTATTTGTTGAACAGGTCAGAGAAGGCCGACCCTGAGCCAGGTCCTTCGCGGTAGATAGCATAAGCCTCACGTGGGTTCACGGACCTGCTGAAGTACTGGAAGTTGCCCGTGTAGCCTGCGAAGCCACCGTTCGGTGTGAGGTAGACGTCGGAGCCCGTTCCAACCTTCGGGACGCCCGGGAGGACACAGGTGCGCACAAGTTTACCGTCAAGGTACAGGTCCAGTGTTCTGTTGTTAACTGTCATGATTATGTTGGCCCATGTCTGGAGCGGCACATTCTCTAAAGTACAGGTGTGCGAGCCGGTTCCTGCGCCACTGACCTCCTTTCCTAGAGTGTTGTGCGACTCGGCATAGGTTGCTAAAGTAACAATGACATTGTTGAGGGTAGGGTCAAGCGACACCTCCGGTGCCATCTGCATGTCGGCATCAAGCCTCCCGAAGATGACCTTTGGTTCGCCAATCCGGATGTTCCAGTTTGTAACGTATATCCACACCGAGAAGGTGTAATCGGACGTCGCCCCTCCAGGGAGGCGGTTGCCCGGCACAACCTTCATCTTCGTGGCGTCGTGAAGCCCAACCAGGCGGTGATCCCACGAGTCCCCATAGGCCCAAAGCCAGACAAGGTAAAGGACCAGAACTATGACAACCCAGACTATGATACTCTTCAGGTTCATAATATAATATTACCTTAGAAATTTATATCTAAACATTGGGGAATTCCCGGTTTTTGAGCAGGTCGTAATTGGCCTCGATTCTTTGTTTGCTCAGAGGAGAGGCAAAATAGGATACATTCGCTATCCCTCCGCTCACCCCGTCTTTTGCACCAGCGGTGACGACGCCGGCCTGCATATAAGGTATAATGTTGGGGGAAGAGAAGACGAGCTTCTTGTTGATGAAGATATCTAAAGTTCCAGCGACATAGTTCACAACGACGTTATTCCACCGCTGCATAGGGAAGTTCTCTGTCTCAAAGACTGTGGCTTCTACGCGATCCTCGGTCATTGTCCTAAACTGGAGCTTTCGTTCCTTCAGGTTGTACAGAATATTCGGCTTGTCGGCATAGTTCAGTAAAGACGTGAACTTGATGTTGGCCATGCGAGCGCCCGGTGGCTGCTCGTGGATGAAGAACCACGCCGAGACAGCATAGCCATAGTTGTAGTCGCCTATGTCTGCCTTCAAATTCTCGAAGGTGCCGATCTTAGTCTCTGTATCCGTGTAGATAGCCTTGTCCAGGAGGATCTTGCCCTCGAAGGCACCCTTGTCCTCCTTGAGGGCTTCCTTAAGCTTTCGCTGACGCGTCAATAAGATATCAAGCTCAGCCTGCCATTCGAGGAGGAGCGGGCCGTTCGTCGTCACATATGTGGACGCGGCCTCCAGGGTCAGTTTCTTTCCGAAAAGTGTATTGAGTAGCGTCTTCTTCTGCCCAGTCTTCTGGAAACCCTCCTCTGTTAGCGCGTCGGTCAGGACGCCGCTATTGGCCGGCATATATAGAGATTGGGCAAGTATGGTCTTCCAGTTAACACCAGCTCCTTCCTTAACCTTGGCAATCTTCTTCTCAAGCTCCGTTATCGCAGAATCAAGACCTTTGAATTGCTGCTTCGTCGTGAGCTTCCTCTTATCACCTTCTACCTGAAAGGTATAAAATTTCTTCATGAGGATCGGTATGACGATATATAGGGTCGTGACGACCACCTCGGCAGCAAGTATGTAGTACACGTACCGAGGCGTTTCTTTGAACTGGTGGTACAGGTAATCTAGCCCGACTGTCAGGCCGCAGGGTATGAGGAAGATGAGTTGATACAGGATTTTGATATACTTGTTGCGTGCGAGGAAGTGCCGCACTGTAGGGTTGTCCTTGGCGAACGAGTAGAGGATGACTAGAAACCCGACGGTGATTAGGGTCATAACTATCGTCGCAATCTTCGCCGATATTACGGAATTCTTAGAGACAAGAAACGCAAGAAGGGCGAGTAGCGCTAACAAGAAGGCAAAGACAATGGCAATCTTCAGTTCGAGGCCGGACCGTGCTAAAGTCCACTTTGTTTTTCCCCATATTGACGCACCCTCCGGGTATGGCGCTTCACCTTTCCTGTTTGATTTGAGGAGGACGTTGAACGACCCCAATGCCAAGATTATACCCAGCGTGATCCAGACAGCATTCGCGGTGCGCGGCCATGTCTTGAATATCTTGGGCTCAAGGGAACCGAAAGAGAAGCGATAGGAAAGAGCCATATAGGCCGCGAAAAGCGATATCACAAGGAGGCGAAAGAAATTGGTGTAGATGAACAGAAAGCACTTGACGAGGATCCCGACGAATTTGGACACGAGCCAGACCACAGTTGCTTTAAATCTCTTCCATTCGCCAGGCCGGTAATACTTCCATGCATAATGCAGGGCCACGCCTGCGGCAACCACGACCGGTATGTAGACTAGCGCAGCCAGGAAATGGCTGAGTGCTGCTGCGGCTTGCGACGCCATGTTGTACTAAAATTATATTAAATTATTGAAGATTATCTCGTGCGGTCTTTTCACCGTGGCAGTTCCGACATAGGGCTGCTAAATTGCTGATGTGATTCGTGCCCCCAAATTTTAGGCTCACCTTATGGTCTACCTCGAAGGAAGCGGGGAGTTGCTGGTGGCAATGTGCGCATTTCCAATCCTGCTGCGCAGCTACGTACTTCTTTTTGGTCTCGCTTACCGACCGCTTTGAGGAAGCGCCACCTGAGTTAAGCATGCGCTTCGTCTGCGGAGCTGGCGCGGGGCCGGCGGCGGCCGCCACAGCCCCGTGGATGCCCTTCCCGTTGGTGAGGTCGAACAGGGGCGTGATCAGGTCAGCTGTATTTTTGTCGACGGGCATAAACCGGATGAGGTGGTTAGCGTGGGCAAGCATACCGCGTGATTTGTCCGGGTGCCTCTTTATGAACAGGTAGAGCGTGAGGCCCATGAAAGCATATGTTGCCATTTTGAGGTATTTCTTTCCCACCTTCAGCATCTTCGTGTACTTTCCGTCGTAGTATGTGTTGACAATAAGGAATGCTGTGATACCGAATATAGTCAGTTCCAGTTTCATATATAGTTAACTCAGAACTTTTTATGCATATAGGCTGAAATGGCAACGATCGCGACCACTGTCGCTGCCTGGATGTGCTTCGCCTTGATCTTTATCTTTTCCTTCCTTTTCTCAGGCTGCGGGCGGTACGCTGCCTGGTAGTTCTCTAAATCCTCCGCCAGCTCTGCCTGCGGAAGGCCAACGGCCTCGTTGAGGCGATTTTTCATGAAGTGTGTCCATTTTATGAAGGAAGGGCGGGAGCTCAAGTAGGGCGTGACTGGGTAATCATTTAGGAGGCGACAGTACTCACTTCCCATAGGATGGTCGGGGAGAAATACGCCCAGATTCTGCACAAGATCGTAGTACTTTCTCATAGCGACGTCATTCGGTGTCTCAGGGTAGGAGAGTGCAATCGTCTGCATGACGAAGTGGAAGTGTGGTAGCCAGACCTCATAGTCCAGTCCCATTTATATACGAAATGATATAAAAAGAGAGCAAGTGAACATACAGATGATGAAGGGGTATAACTTCTGCAACAACTGTGGCAAACAGGGACACCTATTCAGCCAATGTAAGAAGCCCGTAACTAGTATAGGTATTATCGTATTCAGGGTGGTAGGCAAAAAGATAGAGTATCTGCTCATGTGCCGGCGCGATAGCCTCGGATATATCGACTTCCTAAGGGGGAAATACCCCCTCTATGATCCTGACTACATTCAAAATTTGATAGACGAAATGACCGTCCAAGAGAAAACGGACCTTCTTGATAAAGACTTTACTCAGCTTTGGTCATCTCTGTGGGGGAACTACATCGGTCTCCAATACCGTGGAGAAGAGAGAGGTTCAGAGGACAAATTCAAACAGATGCGGCGAGGAATTGTGGTCTACAACCGTGAAGGTTACGACCTTAAGAGTCTCATCGAGGGAAGCCAGACGAAATGGGATTCGCCTGAGTGGGGATTCCCCAAAGGGCGGCGGAATTACCAAGAAAGCGACCAGGCTTGCGCGATCAGGGAGTTTGAAGAGGAGACAGGTTTCTCAGCAGGATCTCTAGATATCGTGAAGAATGTGGTGCCTCTCGAGGAGATCTTTACGGGTTCCAACTTCAAGTCATACAAGCACAAGTACTACTTGGCGAGAGCAGATCCTAGCGAGCGTCCTGTAGCGGACTTTCAGCGAAGCGAAGTCAGCGACATCAGATGGCTTGACCTTGATGGCTGTCTCGAACACATTCGTCCTTATAATTTAGAGAAGCGAAAGCTCATCAAAGATGTAGACAAAATCCTACATAGATACAGATTAATCTCATAGTATATTAAGCGTTTATGAAGGGATCCGACACGGGTAAAAAGAAAATCCGACGGAAAGGGGTGCGCACTGTCGTTGCCAAGCCTCGCACCTGTGCGGAGTTGAAGTCAGCAAGCCCACCGGTCAAGCATGATATGGCCGACAGCGAGTATCGGCGTCTCCTCCGTTGCACAAGTGATGAGACTAGGGCTGCTCTTGGCGCAGGGGCCGGCCACGACTACCTGTACCCGCAGAAGGACGACCCGCACTTTAACAGGAAGATCGCTAAGAAGAAGGAGTTCTACGATACACGGTATGAGGAGAAGTCTCGCAGCGATTTCGATAACATTGGCGTCGTGGCAGACTCTCTATGCCAACAGCGTGACTTCGAACTAGAGCCCCATCAGATGTTCGTCCGGAACTTTATGTCCTTCCAGACGCCCTACAACAGCCTTCTACTCTTCCACGGTCTCGGGACGGGAAAAACATGTTCGGCTATATCAGTATGCGAGGAAATGAGGACATATCTTCACCAGCTGGGCATTACGAAACGGATAACGGTCGTGGCGTCGCCTGCGGTCCAGGAGAACTTCATGCTACAGCTATTCGACGAGAGAAAGCTCGAAGAGATCGACGGTCTGTGGAACATAAAGTCATGCACGGGCAACAAGTTCATCCAGGAGATAAACCCGATGAATATGAAAGGACTGTCGAGGGCAAGGGTAATAAGGCAGATAAAGAAAATAATAGGACTATCATACCGTTTTCGTGGATACATCGAGTTCTCAAACTATATAGGCAGAGTGATGTCCCGGGGAGCCCGTAAGGACGACGACGAGGCTACCCGGAGGCGTAAGGCGACGCGTGAGCTGAAGCGGGAGTTCTCCAATGGGATGTTGGTCATAGACGAAGTTCATAATATGCGCGTGGGGCCTGATGGGAAGACGAAACGGACGTCCGAGAATCTCCTGGAGCTAGTGTCCCATGCGGAGGGCCTGAAGCTTCTTCTTCTCTCGGCGACCCCTATGTTCAACTCGTACAAAGAAATCGTCTGGCTGCTGAACCTTATGAACCTGAATGACAAGAGGTATCCGATAAGTGTGAAGGAGGTGTTCGATGCTAAGGGGAGTTTCCGCGTGGATGCGGAAGGCAACGAGGTCGGGCGTGACCTTCTTGTAAGGAAGGCGACAGGCTACGTGTCCTATGTTCGCGGAGAGAACCCTTTCACCTTCCCGTACCGGATATGGCCGGCGGCCGCACGTAACCCCGACTCATTGGTGACTCTCTCGTCGAGCGATACCTGGCACTATCCGCGGCACCAAATGAACGGAGGCGAGATAATAGACCCGCTTGCCCTTCTCGACCTGGTCCTTGTGCCAGTTGGGGAGTACCAGGGACGAGGCTACGAGGCGATCTTAAGCGCAATAAAGTCAGCTGAACTAGACGGAGTCAGGCGTGGCTTGTCCTACACAGTGTTGGACCCACCCCTGCAGGCCCTCAACATGATATTTCCGCACAAGAACCTAGAGGCCAAGGGGTCGCGCAAGTTCCTTTACGGCGCACGTGGCCTAGCGCGGACGATGAACTTCAACCCCAAGACGAAATCCGAGTTTAAGTACAAGGATTCCACCCTAGAGGCATATGGTCGCATTTTCGCCCCGACTGAGCTTGGGAAGTACAGCTCAAAGATCCAGTATATATGTGACGCGGTACTGCGGACGCGGGGAATAGCGATCGTGTACTCGCAGTTCATAGATGGTGGGGCTGTGCCTATAGCTTTGGCTCTGGAGGAGCGCGGCTTTAGGAAGCACGCCGGCCGGTCCCTCTTCCGCGTGCCCCCGGCTGCTGTGAGGCCGGGCGGCCCTACTTATGCGATGATAACGGGGGATCGCAACCTTACACCAGATGTCAAAGAGATAATGAAGGCGGTCACCGACAAGGATAACATCGACGGCGCGAAGGTGAAGGTTGTCATCGTCTCGAGGGCGGGTTCAGAGGGTCTCGATTTCCGTAACGTCAGGCAGATGCATATACTGGACCCGTGGTACAACCTGAACCGGCAGGAGCAGATCATTGGCCGTGCCGTCCGAAACCTGAGCCACTGCTCGCTCCCCTACTCAGAGCGCAATGTGGAAATCTTTCTGTATGGCACCCGTCTACCCGGTGACAAGGTGGAGGCCGCTGATCTCTATGTCTACCGGTTGGCGGAGGGAAAGGCCCGTAAAATCGGCCACGTATCGCGCGTCTTAAAGGAGACAGCTGTAGACTGTCTGCTGAACCGCAGAGCACTAGACTTCTCCGAAAAACTTGTGAACAAGGTTGTTGTCCAAAAACTCGCCAGCGGTGGAGAGATCGAGTATAGGATTGGCGACCGTGAGAACAGTGCCATCTGTGACTATGGACCATGCGCTTACGTATGTAAGGGAGGCCCACAGCCTCAAGGAGAACTGGGCAAGGATACCTACAACGAGACATTTATTGTGATGAATCTCGACAAGATACTCCAGCGTATACGTTCTCTCTTCAGAGAGCAATATATTTACCATAAGCAGCAGCTAGTCGCCGCAATTGCCGGGGTAAAGCAGTATCCTCTGGACCAGATATATACCGCACTGACCTACCTGATTGACGACAAGAACGAGTATCTCGTAGATATGCTAGGTAGGACTGGTCGTCTTGAGAATGTAGGTGACTACTATATGTTTCAGCCGATTGAACTTGCCGACAAGCACATTGCCCGCCTGGAACGCGAGCAACCGCTTGCGGTTAAGCGGTCTCATCTTTCGTTCAGACTGCCGGAGAAGCTACCCGTTAGCCAGGCTCCAGGTGCCTCGGCGGGATATCGCAGCGCCTCTGAGATCATGCGTTTCCTGGCGCGAGAACAGGTAAAGCTCACTACCCCGGCCGCTATTGCTCCCGAGGCCAAGGAGGACTGGTCCGCTGCTGCCGCGTGGGCCATCCGGAGCTTGGTGACCTACGATAAGTGGAGTGAGGCCCAGCTCGTGCAGCACGCCATCTTCCACCTCATAGATGTTTTGCGGTTCCCGGAAAAGAAGGTGCTCCTCAGCGTGAGCGGGGACAGCGAATTGCATGAGATTGTGCGCCGCTTCTTCCAGGCCACAATGGTGTCGGTTGGCGGCGACAGGCTGGTTGCCGTGTCGGATTTCCAGATCGATGGCAAGAAACAGCCTTACCGTTTCCTCGCTTTCAAAGATGGTGCCTGGGTAGGGGGCGAGAAGGCGCATGCGGTCAGGTTGGGGGCGGCCGGCACTCAGTTGATGGCCAAGTTACGCGTTGCTACCGCCGAGCTCAACAGCCGTGTGGGCTTCATGGCACCCTTTCGGCGAGACTATATCGTCTACAAGACGAAAGACGTCATATTGAGCAAGGCAGGACGTCCGAATAAGGGGCAGCGCTGCGACCGCGGAGAGGGCAAGAGGGTCCTTGCCAGCAGAATAAACGAGGCTCTGGGCCTCCGCGGCGGCTCTCCGAAATACCGGCTTGAGAAAAGCACGGTAGTCGGAATATACGATGCTAAGAAGGCCGACATCATCCAGGAGGTAAAGGGTGGGAAGGCTCGCCGCGTCCGGATAAGCTCCCTTCAACTCTGCGCCGAGGGAGAGCTCATCTATCGGACATATGACGAAAGACGAGAGAGAGGCAAGCGGTGGTTTTTCTCTTCCGTGGAGGCTTCAGTAAACAACCTGGCCAAGGCGGGCAGATAAATTGAATAAGGGTTTTAAGATTATATATAAGGACTATATAAGATGGCCTCCATGCCCTCAGCCAGGGAGGTGCCCACGGGAATCAGACGGCGAAGAAGAAAGGACGGTATATATATGAAGAATATCATTACAAGAACGGTCAGGATCCCTATTCAGCAGGTAGGGGGTAATATTAAGGAGAATATACAAAGGCAGCTTGAGGGCGATCTCGAGGGGAGGTGCGCCAAGGAAGGGTTCGTCAAGCCGGGGACTGTGTCGCTCACCACGTTCTCCGCCGGGTTGGTGTCTGGGAACGATGTCGTGTTCTCTGTGGTCTTTGAGTGCCAGGTATGCCGGCCTGTAGAGGGGATGCGCATAAGCTGCATAGCGCGTAATGTTACCAAGGCCGGCATACGCGCCGAGACAGCTGAGAGACAGTCGCCGGTTGTCATATTCGTGGCGCGTGATCATCACCATAAGAGCGCGGACTTCTCAAGCATCCAGGAGGGTGACACACTGGATGTCAGGGTCGTGGGCATCCGCTATGAATTGAACGACACGTTCATATCGATCATCGCCGAGCTCGCGGGAAAGCCGGTCCGCGTGCGCCGTCACAAGAGGGGCAGAATTGTGATCAACAAAAATACTTAGATGTTGCTCTGAAAAGATATATAGGATCATGGACAATCTTGCGAAGCTGCGCGACACAATTGAGGCTATGGAGAGAATCCATCAGATTTTTATCCTCAATATATTGGTCAGGAGGGAGGTTCCATGCACGGAGAATGCAAACGGTAGCTTCGTGAACCTCACATTGCTGCCCCAGGAGGCGATTGCCGAACTCCAAGACTACATCGACTATGTGCACATGCAAGAGAAGCAGTTAGGCAAGGCAGAGGCATTGAAGAAGAAGTACCAGCAGAAATTCTACGACAAAGGAGATAAAGGCAAGGCGGCAGTCTAGTCAGATATGTCTAATCCTGTATTGCACAAAGGAATACATGATTTTCGCTTGACATCAGGCAATATAGCACGGATCGCGGCCGCTCGGCTGGGCTGTCCTCGCCGCGCCTCGAGTCGCGGGCAGCCATCCGCGCCGGCGCCGCCTTCCCCGAGCCCATGCGCAGCTGGAGAGGCAGTATTCACGCCCGGACAGCGCGACACGCTGTTCTGGTGCTTCTACATCATGCAGAACGGCAGGTTCGCCTACGAGACTGTGAAAGACAAAAGCTTTGTTGAGGAGAAAAGGGTCAAGATTGAACTAGTGACGGAGCTGCGTGCTGCCGATCTCAAGTTTCTTGCAGCCCAATCCGGATGCACCTTGAAGTGGAAGAAGCAGCAGCTCGAGGAAGAACTGGTAACCGCGAAGCGAATATCACTCAAGACTTTCTTATGCCTCTGCGCCCTTCATCGCCATAAGGTTTGCGTGGTGCTTGGGCGCATGGTGCAATCGCTAGAAGGCACAGGGACAGCACAGATTGTGCAGGCAACTGGCGAAAGATATGGCGTGGACCTGTCGGATACTGCGGTCAGAGAGAAGAAGTGTAGCGAATTGCGGGAGGGACTCTGGACTGTAACTGACGTCACACGCCCATTGCGCGCTCTTTCGGGCTACAAGGTGGCAGAGCTGAGAGATATCTGCAAAAAACTTTGCCTCGCATGCGTGGGAGCGGAGGGCAAAGCGTACACAAAGAAGCGCATGTATGCAGCAATACAAGAGCGAGTATAAAATTGAATAAAGGTATAAAATAATCTACAGTTAACTATATATTAATGCCCCCACAGGGTACTTCCGAGCAGCTCAACCAATATGTGAAGCTGTACTTGGCCTCTCCCTCCTCGAGCGACGAGCTAGAGGTCAGATTCGGCACGAAGCACTGGAATCCCATTACGCAGATAGATTTCGACAACGTGGTCGCCAAACTTAAGTCGCTTGACTTCAAGGCTGTCGAGGAGGGTGGGGCCTACCATATGAACATAAGGGGCGAGTACACGACATCGGGCGGTGATACGCGCCTCTCGGCGGTCCGCACAACCATCAAGGGGCTCCGGAATATACAAGCGTACTGCCGCACCGACAGTTTCGATACAAATAGCCCTCCTCCCTACGTATCCTTCACGGCCAAGAAACCAAAGGACGGCCCCAAAGGGCGTTTGCGGCCTCTCGACTTTCACGACTTTCAGTTCCGGGTAAACTACAAGGAGGAGAACCCGCTGCGGCCGACATTTAAGATTGTCCGCGATACGCTTTCCGGATGGAAGGACAGTAAGAAGGTTTTCCGCCTCTTGAAACGTTTCACCTTTGTCCATCCTGATTACCCGCTGAAGGTAGATTGCAGTATGGTCAGGAGCTCCAAGGCACGCGGAGGCCACCTCATACCAGAGTTCCGTGTGAAGGAGTCTGGTCTCTTCGGAAATCCTGTTACCTACGAGATCGAGATCGAACTCGACAGCGCAACAACGCCCCCGGCCCCCTCGGGCGACGTTACACAGTCACTCCGACGCGCGATAAAGACGGTATTGTCGGCCCTACAGGGCACCAACTACCCGGTCTCCTATGCGGAACAGGAGAATGCGCTCAGAGACTATCTGGGGATTACCCGTGGGCCCGGGAAACACGATGCCCGGCGACTCAGGAGCCGCGATTTCGTAGGCCCCTCCTCGGTGTCGCTTGAGCTCCCTAACGTAGCGCCGCTCGACAAGGACTCGCGCTCTCCCAACATCCGACTGCCCTACACGGTCACTGATAAGGCCGACGGTATCAGGAAGCTTCTCATGATACCGCGGGGAGGGAGGGTCTACCTGATAGACGTAAATATGAAGGTCCAGTTCACGGGCATGGTGTGCGAGACGAAGAAGCTCCACGGCACCATCATAGATGGCGAGCATGTATTGCACGACAAGTACGGCAAATTCATCAACCATTACTTGGCGTTCGACATCTATTACCTGGGCATGAAGGACTTGCGTGCCCTGCCCTTCTGCGAAGTCCCGTCCGAGGAGCCTGAGGAGAAGAAAGGTGTGTACCGGCTGCCACAGCTGAGTGCGGCTCTCTCCGAAGCGGTGTTCAAGGGTGTAGTAGGGCATAGCCCGCCGTTACATGTGCAGACGAAAACATTCTATGTCTCGTCCGGGCCGGAGGTCTTCTCCAACTGTGCGGCGATCCTGCGCAAGAAAGACGACGGGCTGTTTACTTACGAGACAGATGGACTGATATTCACGCCGGCGGACAAGGCTGTTGGATCGGCCACTGTGGGCCGTGCGCCTCCGCCGACGAAGAAGACGTGGGCATGGTCCCTGAAGTGGAAGCCCCCCGAATTCAATACTATCGATTTCCTTGTCACAACCAAGCGAAAGGAGGACGGCGAGGAGTTCGTCGGGAATGTGTTTCAGGACGGCCAGAATCTGCAGATTGGCACGCAACTCACTCAGTACAAAACGCTGGTGTTGCGCGTCGGATTCGACGAGCGGCGTCACGGCTTCCTTGACCCATGCAGAGATGTGATCGAGGATAAAGTGCCTACCTCCAGCGGTGAAGATGGGAGCTACAAGCCCGTTCCCTTCTATCCCTCGGATCCTACACCGGATTACCCCGGCTACTTGGCCAATGTGGCGCTTGAGAGGTCAGGCGACGGCCAACACATGCTGATTGAAGATCGTACTGAGTCGTTCGGGGATAGGACAATTGTCGAGTTTAGGTTTGACGCAACCGCCAAACCGTTCTGGCAGTGGATACCCATCAGAGTGCGCAAGCTGAAAACGGCAGAGTTTAGGTCCGGAAAGCGGAACTACGGGAACGCCTACCATGTGGCGCAAAGCGTATGGCGCTCCATCCACAACCCGGTGACGTCGGCGATGATTTCGACAGGCCGCGGCATCCCCACGGACCTGGCGGGAGCGGACATCTACTACAACCGACGTGGCAGGGAGACCAAGACCCGAGCACTGAGGAACTTTCACAACCTCTTCGTGAAGAGGCGGCTGATTCTGGCAGTGTCACGACGTGGAGGGAACCTGATTGATATGACGGTGGGGAAGGCTGGCGATTTCCCGAAGTGGATGGCTGCTGGCCTCGCCTTTGTCTTCGGGCTGGACATCTCCAAGGACAATATTCGCAATCGGCTCGATGGGGCCTGCGCCCGGTACCTGAACTTCCGTCGCCGCTACAAGTCCATCCCGTCCGCTCTCTTCGTGGCCGCGAACAGCGCCTTGAACATACGCTCGGGCCAGGCCGCAAGTGGGGAGACAGGAAGGAAGATAATACGTGCCGTATTCGGGGAAGGTGTGAACAGCGAGGCGAGCCTCGGCAAAGGCGTTGCACGACAGTTTGGCGTTGGCAAGGATGGGTTCGACGTCGTCTCGAACCAATTCTCGATCCACTACTTCTTCAAGAACCGACAGACCTTGGCCGGCTTCCTGCGGAATGTCGCCGAATGCTGCCGCGTGGGCGGTTACTTCATCGGGACAAGCTACGACGGAAGAACCGTCTTCAGGCAGCTAGAAAGCAAAGCTGTAGGCGAAGGCATCTCCATCGTCCAAGGAGGGCAGAAGATCTGGGGTGTGACCAAACAGTACACCGCGGACGACTTCAAGAATGACGCCTCATGCCTGGGCTACCGTATTGATGTCTATCAGGAGTCAATCAATAAGGTATTTCCCGAATATCTGGTCAACTACGACTACCTCGTCCGTCTAATGGAGGACTACGGATTTGTCCTCCCTACCGCCGCTGAGGCCAAGGCTCTGGGGCTCCCGGGACCGCTCGGCACATTCCAGGGCCTTTACAATGATCTGGAGGACGACGTGGCAGCCAGCCGCGTACGGATCTCTGACGTCGGCAGCGCCCTCGCTATGACGCCTGACGAGAAGCGTATCTCTTTCCTGAACCGCTACTTCGTTTTCAAGAAGGTCCGTGATGTCGACGCAGCCGCGGTCGAACGCGCCCTCACGGGGCTGCCGGAAGGAGTGGTAGACGACGACGAGGCCGCTAGTGCGGGCCTGAGCGGCGTCGCGGCGGCCGTGGAAGGCCAGCGGCCACGGATCAGGAAGCTGGGACGGAAGATCAGTCTCCGCCCGAAGGCGGCCCCACCAGCAGTAAAGGTCGTGCGGAGACGGGGCAAGGTGCGCGTCAAGACTTGAAGATGAAATCAGTATAAACGGGCGGCTGTATGTACAGGCAACATGACGTACTACCACTTGGCTAGCGTATGTAAGGGCCTCAAGCATGAGGCCGTAACGATAAGATTTGCTGACGATGGGCAGCAGAACTTCATAAGTCGCAGCCTCTCCAAGTACCTGGGGCGGGTAAAGCGCAGGATCAGCGGGACAGCGGATGAGTGGGACAGCGCCAAGAAGGTTACGAACCCGTACGAGTACATCCACACTGTTCTTCCTCATGGAAAATATGCGATAAGTAAACTCAAGCCTTTGTCGCGCGCTTTTTACAAACTCGTCGAGATCTGCAACGTGCTGGACGTGTTCCGGAAATGGCCTATGCGCTCTATCAGGAGCTTTCACCTGGCGGAGGGACCTGGCGGCTTCATTGAGGCCATGACACACCTCCGTAGCTGCGATGCCGACGTCTATCACGGCATGACGCTAGTCAGCGATAACGATCACAATGTGCCAGGCTGGAAGAAGACAGAGGCTTTCCTGAGGAGAAATCCACAGGTTGTCATTGAGAAAGGAGAGACGGGGGACGGCGACCTCTACGAGCCCGCAAACTACGTGTACTGCCTTGAAAAGTACAAAGGGTCGATGGACCTAATCACTGGTGATGGTGGGTTCGACTTTTCGACTGACTTCAGCAGCCAGGAGTCTGTGGCGCTCAGGTTGGTGTTCTCACAAGTCGCTTATGCTATTGGTATGCAAGCCCCCGGTGGAACCTTCATCCTAAAAATTTTTGATACCTTCCTGAGGGCGTCGCTCGATATCCTGTATATTCTCTCTAGCTTCTACAGGAACGTATATATCCTCAAGCCAAATACCAGCCGTCACGCAAACTCAGAGAAGTATGTTATATGCAAAAACTTCAAGTCCGGCGATAATATGGATATATGCCGGCGTCTCTTGTCCATCATGCACGTCCTGAACAACAGCAATACCAAGGACCTCAGGATCGCAGGGTTCTTGAGCTGTCCTATCCCGCGGCGTTACGTGATGGCAGTGGAGGAAGTGAATGCCATTCTCGGCCAGCAACAGATTGAGAACATCCTGGCTACTCTCCGTTTCATCGAGAACAGGGAGAGAAAGAGTGAGAGATACCAGCAGCAGAAGGGAAAGAATATTCAGAAATGTATCGCCTGGTGTGTAAAAAACAAAATACCGCACAATAGAAACGCGCCCTCAGGCAATATTTTTGTAAATGCCGCCCGTCGGAGGGCTTTCTAGCGACCCGATGCCCCCTCCGCGCCTCAAAGGACATAAAAAGGGCTCACACAGTATACCCAAATGGATATCTGTGCGATTTGCCACGAAGATCTGGAGGGTGACCTTTATACAGTGCCAGAGTGTTCCCATATTTTCCATACGAACTGCGTCATGCAGTGGTGGAGAGCAGGGCACAACACTTGCCCCTTGTGCAACAATCCCGGCGTTAACGCCGGGGACGGATCCAGGGGGTACTATGGGGCCGCCGCTGCATACCACCACCGCTGGGAGAACTATAAGAGGCTTCGCCACCACGCGCGGCGGAAGGTGGCGCCGCTGCCGCTCAAAAAAGCCGTAGAACGCTTGAGATCAATGGAAAAACGTATCAAAGCGCAGGCGCGAAAAAACAAAGAATGGAGGGCTGCGTCCGCGTCCGGCAAGACAAACCGCGAGGTATGCGCCGAGCACTGGAGGCGCCGCGCAAACCTGTGGAAGGCGAAAAGAAAGCTCATGAACGCCAAGTTAGCGCTTGCCGCCTCAGATAATATTGTTCCTATCATCATTGCCAAGAAGGTGGAGGTTTAGTACCTTGATGGCGGCGCAACACGCCTAAAACCTTTCCTTCTCTCTATACGCGCTCCTTAAAGAAGGATTGTGACATAAATCCTACGAGTGCCCTGCTTACCGCCTTCGTGAAGCGTATGCCGCCGGCAGCGATACTCGTTTCCAGTTCGTCGGTCGCCTTCGCCCTGTCTTCTCCCGTTGCCCTTACCAGAACAGCCCTCCTGTCCGGGTAGAAGTCAAGGAAGCAGGCCTCGATGAACTCCCCCAGCCGCCCCTGTTTGAGCAAGGTACTGCCGCGCGGAACAGTTAGCCTGCCGAAATTGGTCTCGATGGTCCGCGCCTGACTATAGTAGAGACCGAAGTAGTACCACAGGATAAAGGGGAAAGCGAAGCAGATGCCTTTGTTATCGCCTGCT